CTCCAAAATCAGCGACCGCTCCAGGTCCGGGTAGGTGCGGCGCAGGATGAGCTGCTTTGAGCCCGGATACCGCAGCGCATACAGCAGCGCGTCGATCAGCTGTCCATAGCTTTTGCCCCCGCCCGCCGCGCCTCCGAACAGCACCTCAAACGCTTTTGCCCGCACAAATGCCAGCTGCCGCGCCGTGATGTCGATGTCCAGCGTCACCGGATCACCCTCAGCTTGACCTCCAGCGCGCCCTCACTGTCGACCGCCACATTGTCGGTAAACAGTTTGTGCTTGCGCCCTAAAAGCTCCAGCGCCTTGAGCCGCTGCGTGACACTCACCGGGCGCTCCACCGGGTTACCGAACATATCAAGGCCCGGATAAGTCTTTGTGCCAAACGCCATCGCCGTGAGTTCCTCCAGCACCTGCGCAGCGGTGGCGATCGTCTCGCCGTCTGCCTTGGCCCTTACCTCGCCCATCAATGCATCGTACCTAGCCCGCACCTCGGCCCGCGCAAACAGCTTGGACGCCTTGTTGTCCACGGTCCTGTCTGTTGCCTCCGTGCAGTTATAGGCATCCCGATAGGCGTCACGTTGGCTCTTGCCCTCTACCAGGCCCCGCACAAAAGCTTCCTGTTTCACGGTCATGCTGGGCCCTCCTCTCTTCTGCGTTACCCTTAAATAAAAAAACTTAGGATTTCTCCTAAGTTCAGTGTAAATCATTTGGTGTCCTTTTCGTGGGACATTTTCTCAAGTTTGATTTCGTATCCCCTTCGTTGCAGAGCGAACACAGTATTGTAGTCAAAATAAAATGGCAAGCCCTTTTGAAGTCGAGAAACCTTGCTTTTAGACAACCCCGTTTTTTGAGCAATACTACGTGCACTCTCTTTATTCATGATATCTGCTATCTCATCAAAAATCATTTTCTTTAATCCTTTTTAGCAGCCCAGAAGCATTCTATTTTTTGTGGCATTGTTTGCTATCAGGTGTTATAATGACAAAAATTATGATTTAAAGTGTGGTTGAAAAAAATTAAATGCTTTTTGTTTAACGAAAAGGGGAGCTACAATGAAAGACTTGAATCTTGAAACCTTTGTAAAAACTTTGCCAAGTTTAACAAATTTGTACTATAACTTATATCCTGATATGAAAATTCTAGCCCCCTCCCAAATTATTAACATAAATATCACTTCAAGCCTCAGCAAATCACATCTTGCTCTGCGTCCAGATTTGAAAGACACGTTAACTGTTCAGAAAATTGAAGACTTCGACAACTACAACGGTCAAATGGTTCTCCCCCCACTAGTTGGCGAACCTATTCATATACTTCTGAATAAAAACAAAATTATAGAATATTTTTCTCATAAGGACACGGAGTTAACCCCAATAGGTACATATCTTCATGAATTAACACATGCTATAGATTTTTACTTGATGGCACAAAAAGAAAAATTAAAATCCTATGATCCCTTGTTATCAAGTGATGACTATTTAATGTTTCAAATGTGGTCTGAATATCACGCAAGAGAATTAGGCCTTAAATTTCTTTTAACCTTTTCTGAGAAGAATTCTGCCAATAAAAAAGAAGAATTACAGTATATATTAACAACAGCATTTCCATATATTATTGAGGTTACTTTTAAAGAGTATCATGCGGCAAAAAATGCAGAAAGTGAAATGTATATTATAATGCAACTTTTAGGTCGCATATCTGTATGGAAGGATATATACCCCCTAGAATTTAATGATGTTTTTCTTGAAGATGTTTTTGGAACCAATATCTGGATGAAAAATATATTTTACTTTTTAAGAAAGTTTCGAACCTTAGAAGAAATTTATCCTAACTTCAACACTATGCGTCTAATTTTTTCAGAAAACTGGACCTTTTAAAAAATTTATAATATTTTTTTACTCTCCCACCTTTGTTTTTTTCTTCCTCCTGACCTTGATATCCGGCCCGTGCCGGCCCCTGTAGGCCGCTGCCCGATATGGCGTGCCCACATGCCTGTAGCAGTCCGCCGGGCGTATGCCTCGCAGCGTACCAGTATCGCAAGCATAATGGCACATCATGTACGTGCCAGGCACTCCACCGGCACCGCGGTAATAATAGCAGCCCTTGCAGACGGTGATCCCGTTTTGGAGGTCCGTCTGCCGATCCAACTCTGCACGGGTCATGGCTGGAGATCCTCCGGCGGGTCCGGCAGTGGCATCCAATGAGTGACATTGCTTGACGCCCACGCCCATCCATCTGTTCTAAGAAGCCCAAACTTCGGAGCATTGCAAAAATATCTATTAGTTTGCTTTACCACGCCGTTATACACAAGCACGGTCAAAAAACAGAATTCCTCTCTTTCAATATGTTTTTTTATAGTCAGGTCATCTTCCGGCAGCCTCTCCTTGACACTGATCCACTGACCCATCGTCCCGCGCCTCCTCTGCCACATATTGCTTGTCTCTGCTCCACCTAAAGTTTTTACAGCAGTTCCAGTAGCTTTTTATCTCGCTTAACTTTAGACAAGGGATATACTCATCGCTGGACCCGCCAGACCAATGCGCACAATTACAGCAGCGACGGTTTGATTTTTTGGATTTGTCTACGAGTTTCACGTCATGTCTCCCTCCATCAGGTCCATCCGAGCTCCGCACCACTTACAGATGGGTGTGACGCACTCGCCCTCTCGACCTGCACATGCGGAGCATATCCATTTGCAATATTTGGGACTCCATATCCACCGCCCGTGCACCACCGGCGCGGCTTCAACGGTGGGAAGTGCATTGATATCGTAGCGGTAAACGAAATCTTCCAGTACACCGTCTTCACTTTTCACGTATGGAATTTTATCGGCATCAATCAGTCTCATATTTTCTCTTTTTCCTCCGTTAGGTTCATCCTTTCTTTCAGCGCCTCACGGCTGATCAGATCATCCATGCTGGGCCTCCTTTCTCGTGACAAACACAATGCAAGCGCACCGATTACAAAACCGCTCATGGTTGTCCTGTCTGCACAGGCCCACGCCCATTCCATATTTGCGCTCGGTGAAAGCGTTATAATTCCAGTACTCGCAATCGGAACAGTATTTCTCTTGGCTTTCCATATCTGCCTCCCCCGGCTCAGGCCGGATGTTATTTTTCGGTCAGCATGCGGCCACACATGGGGCAGAATCTAATATTTACACCCTCCCAACCGAATGCATGGTCAAAGTAGGACAGCGTGTCCCCGTGTATGCGAAAGTCGTGTGCTCCTCCTTCGCCCCAATCGGTATGCTCCGTACAGCATGACTCGCAACCCTTCTCCCGCTCCTGCTTCTCGCGGAAGGCATCCTTTGCAGCCTCGACAGCCTGCCACTCCGCCTCACTGCGGCGGATGTGGCTATACTGGGCCTGCATCACGTTAAGGGTCTGGATATGCTGTTCAATTTCCGTCATGTACTGCTCTTTTTTTACTTCCCAATCCGCCCTGACCAGTTCTCGGAGGCGGCTCGTTGGAATATCTCGGATGATCTCCAGCCGTTGGCCTGATTCCGTCCGCAAAGTCATTCCACGCCCATAAGCGTCTAAAATGCGCTCGATTTCCTCAGGCGTAAGCCCCGTGTTCTCGTAGGCCTCAAGCGATGCTCTTATTTGGGTCATCCATTCGACATACTTTTCGCACCCGTAGTCACATTGACCTCCGTGTGGGCAATCCGGCGTATTGCAAGGGCATTTATTGCTCAGTTTTTCCATGGCCTACTCCTTTTTTGATTTCCAAATCCGCCTTGGCTTCGGCGGCTTGTACGGCAGCACCACGCACCGCCCCTCCCGGTCAGCCTGGGCCAGTTCGCGGAGGCGGTCAAGGTCGTAGTCGTCGCCCAGGATGTTCTCGATGTCCAGCAGGCGCTCCTCCATGTCGCTGTAATATGGCTTGTCAATGGGGTTTGTCAGTCTTTCCAATTTCATTTCTCCAGCCCCTCCATTCTGGCTTTCAACTCGATGATTTCCTCCGGCTCCAGTCCCGTGTCCTCGTAGGCAGCGAGGCGTACCACGGCATTACTGGCAGGCGCGCTTTTGCGCTCCTTGTTAAGGTAGGCGCTGGTGCATCCCTTGATGCGGATGCATCTGTCGCCATAGTGTTCGGTCAATCTTTCCATCGTCTACTCACTCCAATTCACGGTCAAACAATCCATGCAGATTTCGAGTTGCCGGTCCAGCTCTCGGTATATTTCTGCATAGGTACGCGCGAGTTCAACGGGAGCACGTGTCTGTCCCATCCACTCCTGGATGCACTCTTTCATTTCGTCAATAGTTACCATCGTCTATCCCTCCTCCTGCGCGGGCTGGGTGAGCCAGTTCAGCACTCTTCCGATGCACCGCTCGATGCAGCGGTATTTGTTATTGTCGCAGATTTCACACCTGTCGAAGTATGTCAGAAACTCTGCCAGCTCCTCATCACTCATGGCCCGGATGCGGTCAGCATTTGTAGGCGGGATATAGTTCGCTCCTGGTCTCCATTTGCTGGGCGTATGCCCCGCACGGCAGTCAATACAGTCAACGCCATCCTTTGCCCCTGCGCAGCTATCACAGTTTTTGACCATTACCCCTCGCCCCCTTCCGGCTGGCGGTAGGCAATCCCGAGTGCATCCAGCACTCGACAAACAGTCGCCCGGTCATAGTCTTTGGTGGCCTCTGCCAAATCAGCATATGGTTTCATGTCCGGGTGGTCTGTTACACCTTGATTGACTTTTTCTTGCCACCAGCCGTTGTGTACTGCCTCGCAGATTTCTTCAAACCGTTCCAGCGTCAGCGGCTCGGTGACCGCGGTCTCGGCGCGGTTCATGCAGTCAATAGCCATGCTCAGAGCAATTGCAAAACATGGGTCTGGTAACTTTGCGTTTGCGTAGTCTTTGAGTGCTGTCAGGTATTCCAGCGCCTTATCTGTTGGCATGATAACACGATGTGTCTCTGTTAGGCTCTGCTCTAGCTTTTTACTCATCGGCGGCCTCCCTTGTCTCCTCGCACTCCATGCGCAGCGGACACCATCTGGGCGAACTTTTGAGCTGAGGGACATTCCCACCCATTACCGTGAATCCGATGAACTTTGCCATCCTCGGACTATGTGGGCAAACCTTATAAAATGTTTCCTCAGCATCCGGGTGTTCGCAGAAACAAGATCCTCTGGGATTTCCCCTGTTATTTCTGTTTACCGCACAATACCCAGTAAGTTTCATGTAACTGCAAATTTTGCATATCGGAGTTATATGTTTACTCATGATTTTCTCCCTCCTCGGCCCCCAGGAGGCGATAAGCCCGCTTTATGTAATATCGTTCAAGTCGTTCTGTTTGCATCGTATCAACAGAGTACGTTTCGATCGATAGCCGGAGTGCTCGTTGCGCCGCGTCCCTCTCCGCCGTCAGCCGCTCGATCTCTGCGGCCTGCCGCTCGATCTCTGCGGCCTGCTCCTTGATCAGATCTGCCGCGTCCCAATATAATCTATACGGGTAGGGAGCGCCAGCCTCGTGATAATGACAGCTCTTGCAATCGGCGCGAAAATCGAAGCACCGCAGCTCCGTGACGATCATCTCTTTATCCATTGTCGACCTCCTTGATTTCCAGGTAGCCACCCCCGTAAACCCGACCCAATTTCAGCTTTCATATCTTGTCTCATAGCTGACATAGCTGTGATACTGCGGCTGCCAGGCAAACTTCAACTCTCCGACACCCCCGTGCCGATTCTTGAGGATGCTCGCCGTAACCTCCGCGCTGCGGTCCCCGGATAAGAACCCCTCGAATTTCTCCACCTCCAGGGCGATCACCACATCCGCGTCCTGTTCCACCGCTGCGCCTCCGTACAGATCGCCTTGAGTAGGCCTCCGCCCGTCGGTGGCACGGGATAGCTGCACCAGCTCCACAATGCACAGGTCATGCTTCATGGCAAGCGCTTTCAGTTCATGGGTAGTGGCGGCGATCTCTTCCCACTGATTTTTCTTCTGCTCCCGCGCAGACATAAGACCGAGATGATCGATGAACAGCACATCCGGGTGATAGCGAGCGATCTTGCCCTCCACCACTTCAGCATCGATGTGCGTAGTCTCATCGAAATTGATCTTCAAACATTTTGCCTGCAGATCCAGCACTTTTGCGATTTTTGCCCGGTCCTCCTCTGTCAGGTCCCGGTCCCGCAGCCGGATAGAATTGATCTTCGTTCCGCGGCTCACTACGCGCTGCAGCAGCTGGTCGGTCGGCATTTCCATGCTGTTGTAGTTCACCTGGTGATCGAGCGCGACCTGAGTTGCCATTTGCAGCGCGAAATCCGTTTTGCCCTTGCCCGGACGCGCGGCGATCACGACCACACTTTTGCGCTGCAGCCCTCCCACGACGCGGTCAAAGTCTCGCCAACCGGTTTTGATCGATTTATCCGGCTCATACAGACTTTGCAGATACTCCGTCGCCGCCTCCACGAAATCCTTGATGCCTGCCTCTTTCAGAGCCGCCGTGATAGCCTCCTGCCGGTCCAACGCCGCCCTGTAACGGGCAATCAGCTCCGCGGACGTGCCGCCCTCTATTTGTGCGCTTACAGCGACTGCCGTCAACTCTCTGACCCGCCAGCCCTCCAGCACGATTCCGGCATAATCCGCCAGGCGCGACACGCTGGGCGCCGTCTCACAGCACTCCAGCATCAGCTTTTGATAAGAGCTCCCCAGCACGCTCTGCGCGGTCACAAAATCCGGCGTCTTGCCCTCTGCCCTTAATTGGCCGCAGGCCTCATAAATGCGGCGCAGCGGCGCCTCTGAGAACATTTCCGCTTTTAAGCGTTCATGGATGTTCTCCGTTTCCTCCGGGAACAGCAGCATGCATCCCAGCACGCTCTCCTCCGCCAATAGGGTATCCATCAGTAGTCACCCCCGAACACCTCCCGGGCTGTCATATGCTCCACATCCCGCGCTTTGTCCGGTTCCAGTTTTGGGACCACCGCAGCGGACCGGTTCACCGGCTTTCCATCTTTTCTCCACCAGTTCAACATCGTGGCGTAATGGCTCTTATACGCTTTACCGGTTTGTGCGAGATAGGCGGAGAGGCGGTCGATATATTCGGCAGCGCCCCGGTCGCCCAAGCTGTCCACCAGCTTCTCATGCTCGTCGCCCGTCAGTTCAACGTTTTTGAACTCGCCAAAAATATTTTTGTCTGCAGATGTGTCCGCGTTATCGATATCGTTATCGAATACGTTATCGAATACGAATACGGGAACATTTGCAGACAATTGTTCGCAATTGTTTTCAACTGGATTCAACTGCCTGCAATTGTCCGCAGGTGCCGGAAATTTGCTCTTTTTCGCCCTCACTTTCTGGTGTTTCGACCATGTGCACAACTCAAGATATTTTCTTTTGTCTATTTCGTAAATTCGCAGCAAACCGCTCTCTGAAAGCTTGACAAGCGCGGCGTTTATTTGTTTGTTCGTGACCTCTTTTAAGGCGAACAGCTTGCCGTTTATGATCCTGCTGTCGGCGTAAAACCGGCCAAAGTCATCACAATTTACGATCAGCCGGTAAAAAAGGACCTCTTCGAACCAATTTAGACCGCTCAGAGTCTCGCTTGTGCAAATACTTTCCTTGATGATCCTGTTCGGCATGTGTTCACCGCCTCACTTTATAGTTTTCCCGCTACAGGGCGCCGGCCATCTTCTAACCGGCAGCGCAGCCAATAATACAGGATGCCGTAAATCAGCTTCCCGGTCTCCTCCGGCCGGCAAAAATTGATGGTCACGTTGTACTTTACCTGCCAGCTCATCAGGCTGGCCGCAAAGGGGCTGGGGGCGAGGCGGCTGCGGTAATCGTGGCTCCAGATCGCCTGCCAGCTGGCGTTTTCGATGAGCAGGAAAACTTTTATGTCCGCGGCTTTGGCGCGCAGAAATTCCCGCTCAAATCGCGGCCGATCCACCGTAAAGTTCCCGGCGATCTCATCCAGATTCGCCTTTCTCTCGATCACGACCTCATCCGCAAGGCTGGTAAAACCATCGATTCTTTCAAACCCCGGAAACGCCGCGATCGGCAACAGGGCGGTATAGTCTCCCTGGTCCAGCTTTCCACGGACCAGGGGACACCCCAGGTCGGCCAGGGCCCGTTCCACATGTCCGCAGACCTGCTCCCGTGTGTCGCCCACGATCTGCATCTGTTTCAAGATCCTGCGTACCTGCGCCTCGCTATATTCTGTCTTCATAAGCGCACCTCAAAAAGGCATGTCTTCATCATCCGACGTATCTGCAAAGTCCCGGGTGATCTCCTGCGGGTGCGGTTCCTCGCCGCTCCAGGGAGGCAGCTTGTCGAACTGCTCGCGGGTGAGATATCGTCTGACTTTCAGAAAGCCCTGGTCATCTTCTCCCAGCCGCACGCCGCCGCTGAAGCCCGTCCAGCCCCAGATCGTCCGCGCCCGTTCGTCGGGGATAGCAAAACAGTCCAGCAGACGTGTCACGTTTTGGTTGTACCTCTCGTTTTTGACAATGTAAATCCTGATCGTGATCTGCTCACCTCTAAAATTGGTCAGCCCGTCCGGGGCCACAGTCACAACCAGCATCGGGCTGCCGCTCGTTTTGCTCACTGTTTCTTCTACTGCACTGATCTTTGCACGGTAATCTCCCTCGCGCTTTGCCGGCGCTTCCCGTTCGAATCCATCCATAATGCTCATACCTGTTTTCCTCCTTAATATTTGCTTCTCCAGTTGTTGTAATAGGTCGCCAAAAGGCCCGCGCTTTTCAAATATCGGATAAACTGACGTATCGTCAGTTCAATGGGCGGAGTATCCTCACGCAGATATTCCTCCCGGCAGAGGTCTGTGCCGTTGCTGACAAGATAGACGAACTTTTGGACCTCTGGACAGCATTCAAAGTACATGGGATGCTGTGGGCTGTCCAAAAACTTGCCCGGCTCATAGCTGCGGCTGAACTTGATGTCATAGATCACACCTGCTTTCAGTGCATCCAGCCGTCCATAAAGGACAAAATCAGTATCCTCGATCCGCCTCCGCACTGAGGCCGCGACCTGGAATTGTCCGCCCTGCACGATCCCGCTAACCGCCTCCACTCCCGCGGCCCACTTGTGTTCTGTAGCCGGCGGGCTGCCTGTGCAGCAGGCGGTGACCATATTTTCAAATTGGATGCCGTCCAGCATCGGACCGGTAGGACGTTCTTTTCGGCGTTCCAGTACCCGTAGGAAATCCATCTGGGATTTTTCCGGGTCGGACGCCTTATACAGCCACAGCCAGCTTGACAGCAAGCTTTGGGTCACCAGAAAGCGATTACTCATATCTCTGTTCCTGCTTGTTATATGTCAGCCCCAACTCTTTCACCTTTGCGCGAAACAGTTCACGCCCCTCCCGCTCGCTGGTCAGATGGTGTTGCAGATCTCTCATCTGGCCGGCCGCCTGGTTTGCCGTCTCCGCGTCCACGACCTCGGCCATAATAGCTCGGACATTTTTCATTGCCTGGTCATATCCCATCATTTCTTTGGCATTTTGGGCGCTCTCGGCCGCAATATTTTCCCGGGCCCGATCAAACAGCCGGGTGATAAAATCGTTCGGTGTCCCACTGGACAGTTCCGGCACTTCGATCAGCCCGGTGATCCCGTAACAGCCTTTAGCGAAATACTCCTCTGTGGGAGAAAATCCACAAAACCGTTTGTCTCCCACCATCTGCACAAAGCATCCAAGGTCACAGGGCTGCCATACAATGTTCCGCGCAGCGCCCTCGCACATCAGGCGCTGCTTTGTGATGTCTTTATCCCGTTCCTCCATGGTGTGAAAGATGTATATGATGTTTTTGTTCATTGTGTACTGCAAGACGTTGGTGAAGCGCACGAACTCGGACTTTACCGCGCCGAATCCTTTTAGAGAAATAGCGCCGTTTTTCTGCTGGTTGAGAGCGGGGTTATCCCGCATGGCCCAGTCCTGCAGATAAGTGATAAAAGCGCCGCCGGTGTCCAGCACCAGCGTCTTGGCAGCCTTGACCTCCGGGCTTTGTATGTCTTTCAGTACTTCCTCGTAGGTGTCGCAGACAATGGCGGCCTTGCGGTGCTGTGCCCGCACCCGGCTGATGCCCTTGTCAAAGTCGATCAGTACCGGGTCCGGCGCAGACAGCGCCAGCGTCGTTTTCCCAATACCGGGGCTGCCGCTGATGATCATGGAAAAATTCTTGTTGGAAAAGTCCATCTCACTTGGTTGTAAAATCATACTGTGCCTCCTGATTTGTGTCCTGTTCTTCTTTTAAAATCCGGGCCAGATACTCGTCCCAGCTCTCCACCGCGTCATCGTAGCCGGCAAGATCAAACCGCACGTCCTCAACGGTGCCCAGCATCTGCGGCCCCCTCTATGTAGGCATAAAACCGCACCCCGCCCGCATAGGCTTCCAGCCTTGCACAGGCGTAGGGATTATCCTCCAGCGGCTCTTTGCGCCAAACTCTAAAACAGGTGTGGAACAACCTTTCGGACAGCAGCACACCGTCATGGGTGACGTCCAGTACGCCCCCACAACTCTCCACCGCGCCATGGATCTCCCGCTGGATGCGGGCCAGCCGGCGCAGCATCTGCCCCTGATTCCGCCGCCGTGCGGCAGCGTCGTTGCTCTCCATTTCAAACCCTCCTTGACAAAATATCGAAATTTGATTATGCTGAGGGTGGTTAAGAACCCTTAGCTGTTGCGCTTGTCAGAGCTGCTACTCTGGCAGGCACTTTCTTTTTGCCCGTTGGCCCAAATTGCCAATACCACTGCCGCCGCCAGAAAAAACAGCGGGTGACAGGTGGACAGGACCAGCAGGGCCGAGATCAGCCAGCGCATGATGTGTCACCTCCCAGCAGCCAGACATCATGCCATCCATACCCCGGCCACCGCAGCGCGTCCTCGTGGCTGCCCTCGACCGCCACATCGATGCAGTAACCCTGCACCGCGCCGCCGATGTCCTGGGCCACCCTTACGCCTACATCCTGCACATACACGACGGACCCCAGCGGGATGATCTCCGGGTCCACGGCGATGGTCAGCCCTGCTGTTACCGGCGCTCCGCTGGCCGTGATCCCGTCACCTGTGCCGCAGATGTGCGGGTATCGCTCGGTGCAATAAGAGGTGCACCGAAAGTTTCCGATATATTGGGCTCCCATCCCTGCCGGCAGCAGCGCCCGGGACGACAGCTCGTCCACCTGTGCTGCAAGACCCGCGATCTCCGCGTCCCGCCCGGCCAGCTCAACGTCTCTCCGGGCGGCCTGTGCCTCGATGGCCCATCCGGCCCCCAGCAGCGCAACGCCCAGCGCCGCAGCCAGCGAGAGCATCAGCAGGCGGTATTGATAGCGCCGCATCAGCTCACCTCTACGGCCGGTACATCGGCCTCGGGAATACTGCCGCCCATACGCTGGATGAGGAATTGCGCAATAGTATCAGCCGGAATGTCGGCCCATTGGCTGCGCTCCTTGTCCATATGCCAGTTTCCGTTTTCGTCCTGCACCATGTACCCTACGACAGGTATGTGACAGGCATTGTTGGCGTTCAACAGATCGTGCTGAGTTCCTGTTTCCTTTTTCATGTGCTCCTCTTTCCCGCCGCCCTCTGGGGCGGTTTTTATTTTTCATCCGCTTCGATGCCCAGAATTTTGCAGATGCTCTGTGCAACACGCGCAGATGTGCGTTGGCCTGTCAATATTTTGCTCATGTACGCACTGTCGATTTTCAAGCCCGTGTCCGCATTCACCGCCGCACAAAGCCATTCCTGTGTGCGTACAGGAGGCCCAAGAAGTTTCGTTTTAACTACCAAGCCAAACGTGGTATATTCAGCCATCTTGCCGAAAACCCTCCTTTCCTTCAAGAAGTCATTGACTTGTACAAATGATTGTACTATTATGAAATTGCAAACATCATTAAGTGCAATCCGTTGTACATTTCATGACTATATGATAGTACAATGCGTTGTACAAGTCAATAGATTTTGGACAACTAGTTGTACTTTGTAGGCCTGCACAAAAAAGGAGACTCTTTTATGGCATCTGTATATGAAAAAATTTTGGAGTTGTGCCAGCAAAAGGGGGTATCTCCTGGGAAAATGTGTAATGACCTGGGATATTCCAGGAACACCATGACCGCCCTAAAAAATGGACGCTCCACCACTATTAAGCTTGATAAAGCGCAGCGGATAGCCGCTTACTTCGGCGTATCTGTAGACTATCTCCTCGGCAACGACACAAAAAAAGAGCCCGCCGCAGATAGCGACGGGTTAACGGCACGGGACCGGCGGGACATTGCCCGCGATCTCGAAAAAATAATGCGGGATCTGGAGGAACAGGACACCCTCATGTTTGATGGCGATCCCGCCAGCCCCGAAGCGCGGGAAAGCATCCGTAATGCACTTGCAATGGGGCTGGAGTATGCCAAGAAGTTAAACAAAGAAAAATACACACCCAAAAAATATCGAAAAAGCAAGGATCAGGAGGAGTGATCCATGAAGCCGAAAGAACTGGCCGAGGCCGTCATAACAAGGTTGCACACCGCCGACCCGGACGAGCTTTGCGCCGCTCTGAATATCCGCATCCTCCCATCCTCCCTTGTCGATCTGCGGGGCTTTCTGGTCCGTATGAAACGCAGCAACCTGATCTTTATCGCGGATGATCTGGACGACTTCTCGCGCCGCTTTGTGCTATTTCATGAAATCGGTCATTTTTTGATGCATCGGGAGGTCAACCGTATTTTTATGGACAGCCGAACCTTTTTCAAAACATCTCCGTATGAGCGGGAGGCCGACCAATTTGCCGTCTGCTGTCTTTATCCAGACGACGCCGATCTATATGCCTATATAGATCGCGACATCCAAACCGTTAGCCGCTGCCTCGGCCTCCCCGCAGAGCTGGCGCGCTACCGCATGGAGCTGATCGACTATCCGTTCAATCTGTTACTGTAAATTAAAAAAGGAATAGGGACGTGAAAAAAATGGAGGGACAACAGAAAAATGCAGCGGTGTGGGGAAGAAACATCATAGGGTTCGTGCTGGGAGCGGTGCTGGGCTATGCCGCCTATTTTGTGACAGGGGTACTTTTCGGCTTTCTTCTGTCCGTGAGGTGGCTCGCAGCTCTTTTGAGCTGGCCGTCCACCCCTCTGCTGTATGCCCTGTTCGGCATGGGGCTGGCAGGGGTGGGCGTTGGCACCTTAATCGCAGGTAAAGTCTGTCTCCCTAGCAGCAAAGGAGTAAAAACGGGATGCCTTGTTCTGGGCGGGCTTATTATCCTTTATTTTGGGCTCTGCGCTGTCAGCAGTTTGCTTTCGCATGGTCTCTCAGATTACGTCTGGGGATACGGCGCAACTGCATTGATGGGGCTGCTGCCGATTGAAGAAGCGAAGTCAAAAAAACGCCATCGTAAAATGGCGGTAACCAGGAGATGAAATCATGGAGAGCAAGAAAAAGTCCGAGTTGCCGGGTTTAACGTTTTTTTTCGTCTTTACCCTGGTTGTTGGTCTGCTGCGCGAGCTGTGGACCACCTATGAAATGTTTGTTGACTATAACGCTTTCTGGGGCACCGAATACGCGAGTATTGCCGCGATCGATATCGGGCTGCGCCTTATCGAGCTTGCAATGTATGTGGGGATGCTGGTCTTTATTGCTCTGCGGAAACGTACATTTCTCATCTGCTTTTGGGTCGATTACGGCTGCCGGGTCTTCTCCCTGCTCTGTGTCCTCGTGATGGGCGGGCCCGCCGCCTCTTTCCTCACCCCCCTGGTGCTGCCGACGATCTGGGCTGCTTATTTTTATCGGTCCTCAAATTTCGCCCACGCTTTTACGCCATATAAACCTCCGTTTTTCTCTTTCGAGGGTATGGCGCCCGTCACCCCCGCCGAGAGCCCGGCCGGGGCAGCCGATGGCTCCTCTTCTCCTCAAACACCCGATGCACCGGCCGCCGCTGAAAGTGTGTCGCCCCCATCCCCGCCGGAAGCCGTAACGCCCCAGCCTGCACAGGAAGAACTCCCTGTTTCAGTTCCGATGGCCGCTCCCAGCGAGTCAAGTGCCGCCACATCCGTTGCGACTTCTCCGTCCTCAGTACCGCAGGCCGAAGCGGTCCCCTCATCCTCCGCCCAGCACAGATTTTGTAAATACTGTGGAGCTGAATATGGGCCACAGGATACTGTTTGTCCCAAATGCGGAAAGAGAGTAAGATACTTTTCACCCAGCAAGCCCCATGTTCCTCTTCTGGCCGCACTGTTGATCATTTCTCTTGTGGGAAATATCATTTTGGGGGTTGTGTCTGTAAAACAGAGCAATGAGATCAAAGAAAATCAAAAAGTCCTGGACATTCTTGCCTCTCTTTCCTATGAACCCAAAATCGGCGATCCGTGGGAAAATACTATCATAGGTTTTTCAAAATTGCATGTTGCCATCGTAACGCCCAATGGAGAGGTCTATCATGCGCCCGGGTGCCAATATTTGAAAGCGGCAAAATCCCTGCGGATTTATTCGGTCTCGGGGGCAGAACAACTTGACTATGCGCCCTGCAGCGTGTGCCATTGATTTTTCTGATTCAGTAAGGGGAGATCAATAAAATGGGAAACAAACAAAAAAATTTCAGAATTTTGAACTGGATCTTTTCTGTGTTCTGCCTGTTCGGATTCCTTGCCTATTTTGGCAGCTTCAGCGGTTTTCTGTTTTTGATTGTCGGCATTTTTTCCTCGCCTATCGGCCCAATAAAAAAGCTTTTTGATTTTGACCTGCCTGCAAGTCTGGCAAAATACATAGGCTCGGCCAAAAATCTGCGCATCGCCCTTTTTGCGCTGCTTTTTGTGGTCGGACTGTTCAGCGTCCCGCGCCCCGTTGATGCCGGGCCGGATTCGTCAGTATCTCAGCCGTTGAGTACTGCGGCCGCCACCGCAGCGCCTACCCCCATCGCAACGGCCTCACCCACACCAAAGCCGACGCCCTCCCCCGAACCGACCACAGAGCCCACGCCAGCCCCCACCGAGGCGCCCTCTCCGGCTGCCGCCCCGGTGGAACAGCCTGTTTCGGTGACAGTGTACGTGACCAACACAGGGGCAAAATATCATGCCGCTGGTTGTCAGTATCTGCGAAAGAGTCAAGTGCCTATCAGTTTGGATGATGCAAAGGCGCAAGGGTATACCCCCTGTTCCAAATGTCATCCGCCGCAATAGTGAAACGGGAAAAATCCCCCACCGACCGTAATCTGTAAAAATCGTCAAGGGAGGTGAAGATCATCGAACAGGCAGTAATCTATGCCCGTTTTTCATCCGACAAACAAACGGAACTGAGCATAGAGGCTCAGATACGCGCCTGCCGCGACTACGCGGCCCAGCACGGGCTTTTGGTGTCCGAGGTCTATGCAGATGAGGCAATCAGTGGAAAGGGGTCAAAAACGGCGTCTAGGCGGCAATATCAAAAGCTGCTGCGGGACTGTGAAAAGGGCGCGGTCTCCGTCATCCTGGTACATAAATATGATCGTGTGGCCCGAAATTTGGGGGAACACGTCAATCTGGAAGCGCGGTTGAAAAAAAGCGGTGCGCGGTTGGTGGCTGTGGCTCAGGATTTCGGGGAGAGCAACGAGGCAAAAATCATGAAAGCTCTCATGTGGTCGCTATCGGAATATTACGTTGATAATTTGGCCCAGGAGACGCGGAAAGGCCTGAAAGAGGTCGCAGAAAAAGGATTGCATACGGGGGGATATGCCCCCTTTGGCTATGATATTGTGAATCAGCAGTATGTGGTCAATGAGTTGGAAGCGGGCTATGTGCGAAAGATGTTTGACGCAGCTCAACGCAGAGAGGGGTTTGCGGCCCTGTGCAAGGAGATGGCCGCAGCAGGCATAACCGGCAAGCGAGGAAAGCCTATAAAATACCCTCAAATTTATGAGATCCTCCGCAACGAAAAATATACCGGCGTATACTTATATAGTCCTGTAGAGGCCGACAAACGGGCAAAGCGGAGATCAAAGCCGGACGCGATACGAAAAGAAAACGCCCTGCCGATCATCGTCGACAGGGCACAATTTATGGAGGTACAGAAAATCATGGACGAGCGCAAACAGACGGGCCGACGCGACCGATATCTGTGCAGCGGTCTTGTATATTGCCGCTGTGGGGCAAAGATGCACGGAATCACCACCCGGCGCAAAGGCCACGAGTACCAGTACTACACCTGCTCAAAAAAGTGCGGCGCACCGGTCGTGCATATGGAAGAAGTAGACAGATCTGCACGGGAGTATGTTCAGGAGCTGCTCAACACGGAAAATCAGCAAAAAATCGCAGATGCGCTGCGCCAGTATCAAGCAGGAGAGGGCCGGCGCATGTCGGAGTTTAAGCAAGCGCTGAAAAAGCGAATCAGAGAACGACAGGCGCAGTACGACGCCCTCATGCAAAATCTTGCCAGCGGAGCGCTGCCGCCGGAGATCGTGGCCGACATGGGAGAAAAGATGCGGGAGGTCAAACAGGAGATTGCCATCCTGAAAGCGACAGAACCTCCGAAAGACTTCACGGTGGATACGATCAAATCCTGGCTGGAAAGCATTAAAGCGGCGCCGGACCGGGAAGCTGTGCGGCTGCTGATAGAGCGCATTGACACCAAAGAGGGCGAAGAAAAAGAAAAGACCGCTTTCGAGATGCAAAGCACCTTAAAAGCGGTCTTAAGTAAACATGGTTGCGGAGGCAGGATTTGAACCTACGACCTTCGGGTTATGAGCCCGACGAGCTACCGGACTGCTCCACTCCGCGATATCCGCCCCACTCTTTGGGGCTAGATTAGAATACCACGAAGTGAGACGGATGTCAAGAGAGAATATCGAAAAAATTATTTTCAGCCCCAAAGCCGTCCTCCGCGGCCGCCCGGAAAAGAGGGCTGCAGATCACGCATTCAGCGCGTCGAACGCCACCTGGATGAGGAAGGCGACGCCCGTCTCAAAGCAGCGCTCGTCGATGCAGAACTTGTCGCTGTGCTGCGGGTACTCGCCGCCGCCGCCCAGCATCGCAAACGAGCCCGGCACCACCGGGGTGTACTCGGCAAAATCTTCCGCGCCCATCTGGCGGGGCAGATTGGTGAGGATCATGCGCGGGTCGGCGGCCACCTTTTTCAGCGCGCCCAGCGTGATGTCGGTGGCGTGCTGGTCGTTGATCAGCACGTCCACGGCAAACTCGTATTCCACGTCGGCGGTGCAGCGGTAGGCGGCGGCGATCTCCTTGGCGATGCGCTCGATGCGCTCGGGCATGCTTTTGCGCAGTTCGCGGTCAAAAGTGCGCACGGTGCCGGCCATTTCGGCCTCGCCGGAGACGATGTTGTTTTTGGTGCCCGAGACAAAGCGGCCGACGGTGACCACGGCGGGTTCGGCCGGGGCGATCTCGCGGCTGACAATGCTCTGCAGGGCGGTGACGACGTTGGCGGCGGCCAGGGTGGCGTCCACGCCGGTGTTGGGCATCGCGCCGTGACAGCCCTTGCCGTGGACCTTGATGCCGAAGTGGTCGGAGGCGGCGGCGGACGGCCCGGCGACGGTGGCGACGGCGCCCACCGGCATCATGGCGGCGATGTGCTGGCCAAAGATCATGTCCACGCCCTCAAGCGCGCCCTGCTTCACCAGGGCCTTGGCGCCCTGCACGGTCTCCTCGGCGGGCTGGAAGATCAGCCGCACGGTGCCGGGGATCTCGTCTTTCACGCTGACCAGCGCCTTGGCGGCGCCCATCAGCATGGCCGCGTGGGTGTCGTGGCCGCAGGCGTGCATGACGCCGTCTATCTTGGAGGCAAAGGGCAGGCCGGTGTGCTCCTCCACCGGCAGCGCGTCGATATCCGCGCGCAGGGCCACGGTCTTGCCCGGCTTGCCGCCCTTGATGTCCGCCATGGCGCCGGTGGGCTCAAAGCGGTGGACGGTCAGGCCCATCGACTCCAGCTCTTTGACGATGCGGTCGGTGGTCCACACTTCCTCCATGCTCAGTTCCGGGTGCTCATGCAGTTCGTGGCGGAAAGCGACGACATACTCCTGTACCTGTGCGGCTAACTGTTTGCTGTCCAT